GTCACCTGCGTTGGTTGAGTCGAGGATGACGTTGCGCGGCGTGGCGTTGATGCCCACCCCAGCGACAGCAAGTGCGCCATCGATGGTGAGGCTTCCGACTGCACCCGCAGCTCCTGAGCCAGCCGCTGTGATGAATCCATCCACGTCTCCGGCCTCGACATCGATCAGTTCGAGTCGATGCAGGATCGCCATGGACATGCCACGGTTCGATTGGTTGATGCCGAATCCTACCGGCGCACCGATAAAGATGTCCTCGGCATGTGTGATTGTGTGTCTACTCATGATGAACAGCTCCTGTTGAGCAGGCCAGTCCCTATGGCCGTTCGATTAAAGTGAATGGTCCCGTACCACCGAAGCGGCACGGGACCACCGTCACATCAGGTCGTCAGACCTAGATGTTAGCTTCCGCCTCCCGGCGAACCGTAAGCACCGCGCCAGTCAGAGAACCCGAAGCTGTAACGCTCTCGGGCCTTGTACCGGAGGTTCCCGGTCTCGAAGTCGCCTTCGATACCACGGGACACTTTCTTACGAACGAAGTGCTTGAGCCCATCGGGTACGTCGGTCTTGAGCGTCCACTGATCAGGATCAGTGAGACGATGGTTCACGCAGAACCCGTCACCGACAGTGCCGAGGGTGTAGATCGCACTGATGTCGTTATCACCCGTGTTCGTGCGATAGGGAGACATCAAGATCCGCGTAGCCACGAACTGAAGTTCAGTCGGAACAATCAGCTTTGTGATCTGCGCTGCAATCGGGATGCCTCTATCGTCATCGAACTCGGAGATGTCGATAGCAGCTTGCTCCAGGCTCGCCTCTGCGAGATCAGCGGGAGTCGCCAGCGTGTTGGACTGGACACCTCCACCGAACTGCGGGTGCGCAGCCGAGAACAGTGCGACACCATCGCCACCGGGGAACAGAACGTCGAACCCGTTGTTGATGATGTTGGCTCCCTTCACTTCCTTCGTGTGCTGGAGTGAACGGGCCAGTGAACGCGAATACTTCGCGCCGAGACTTCCGTACAAGCCATCTTCTTCGGCTTCCTCGGTGATTGCGAATGCGAGTGCAATCGTCTCATGTGTGTAGCGAGCGACGTAGGATTCTGCTCCCTCGTCGTAGGCTACCCCTTCGCCTTCAGGTTTGACTGGCGCACCAGCGAAACCAGCAAGCAGCACATCTTCCTCGAATGCCTTCATCGATCGCTCGATGTCGAAGATCTCGCGCCACTCCTCTGGGTATCGCTTGTACTCCATACCGAACACGGCATTCAGTCCTTCCTGGAGTTGTTTGCGAAAATCATTGCGAGTCATAGCCATGATTTACACTCCTACGCTGGGCTGGGCACCGTAGCGGTGTCTTTGAATGACGACGCGAGCTTTTGCAAACTGCCCGAAGTCATTCTCAAGCTGACGGGCCAACCCAAGGATTCTCACCTGCAACGTCACCGTCGCAGCGAGAGTCGATTGGTCAATCTGCCAAGCTGATCTACCTGTGAAAGCGTTCCCTGCGCCTGCTACGAGAGCAGCAAGTTGTCCGACATCCGCTTCTATCAAGCCAGCGCTGTCGTCAACTTGTGCGACGAACTCATTGAGAGGATCGTCATACACAAGGGCCTCGATCTCCGTAGCGACTGTCCCAGTGGCCCACCTTGGACGGAACTGTTGGTCCCCATTGGCATCGACGTACTTGACTCCCGCGAAGATACCGACAATAGGATTGTCGTCACCTGCGGTAGCGAGTGCGATGTTGCGGCCAGTGCCAGTGATGTCTACTGGGTCACCCGAGAAGATGTCCTCTGCCAAGCCGCTCGCAATCGTGTACGCGCCCAACCGTTGGGGAGTTCCACCCGCAGAGTGCCGTGAGGGAATCAGCCCTGACGGTCTGTCTACGTTTGCCATTATCGTGGTCTCCGTATCGTTGGTTAGATCTCATCGTCGGCCACTTCCACGTTTTTACGTGCAGGTGCCCGAGTCACCGACGTGCTGCGTTGTTGCTGAATCGGACCAAAGCCCGGTGTATCAGTACGCGACACGTTTCGGAGTTGCCTTTCGATCGCAGCATTTTGGCGAGCAAGTTTTTCTCGGAAGAACTTCTTGCGCGACTTGTACGCTCTCTCAGGCATCTCGCATAGGATTAGATCCTCTACGCCAATTACATCGCCCACGTTTTCGAGATGAACGGCTGGCAGTGAACGGTCGGACACTGAGCTTTTCAGTACCGGCCTCCATCCTTCTCTCATTGCATTACGCAACCGGGCTGTATCACGAACGGTCCCTAATCGAATCCTGATGAACCGATTCACGTAGCCTGCCCTGGCTGGCGGCGCGTCCAAATCCGAATGCCGCTTCCACTCAATCACCTCGTTATCATCGTCCGTGCTATAGATCGCATCCATCTCACGGTCGGTGTTCTCCTCATGTGCGAGGTGTTCCGCTTCGCCTTCGTCATGAACTTCCTGTTCGGGCACGTTGCGATCTCTGCCCTTGGTGTCCTTGCCTCCCTCCGCACTGCGAGCTTGCCGTGCTTCCGCTGTCTCTCGTGCTGCTGACTTCTTGGTAGCCATCACTTCACCTCCGCGAGATACGCTTCAACATGTTCCTTGTTGTCAGGGTCCATCCCGAACATCTTCATGTTGGCGATCTGGTTCCGGTTCAATGTCTTTCCCTGCCGACGATTGCGTGGTCGTCCCTTGCTACCGGCTGCATCCTTGCCGCCAACTGGTGAGCGCCGACTTGCGCGACGAGCCTTCTTCTTGCTCGCGGTGCGCTTGTCGGGGATGTTATCGAACTCATCGCCTTCATCGTCGTCGTCGTCGAGCCCCAGGTCCTCCATCGTGTGAGTGATGATGCCTGGATACTTGGCCTCGATCGTCTCCTCCAGTTGCTCATAGAAGTCATCGTCGTGTGGTGAGTAACCCTTCTCTTGCAGCTTCGTGTCGAGCCGGTTCACGAACCGCTTGACGTGCGCAAGTTCACCGTCGTCCCACCAATCCTGCTCACTCAGCCAGTCCTTGGCCCTCGGGATAACTGCTGGCGGCTTGTTCGGGTCATGCAGATCATCTGGATCTTCATGCTCGTCCGCAGCTCGCTTGTGCTTGAACTTCTCCCGTTCAATCGTGACCGCAGCAGTCGCCTCAGCCAGTTCTCCTGTCAGCCTGGTGACTGCCTTCGAGTCACCGTCCTCCATGGCCTTCTCGATCTCCTTGTTGATCGCTTCGACCTTGGTGCGGTGGTCAAACTCCAGCGCTCCGACTTCATCCTGGTCCTCGATAGCACCGAGCCGCTTTTGCAGATCACCGATCTCCTTACCGGCTTCATCCGTGGCCGCTGCAATCTTCCGGTCACTCTCCTTGCGAACTCGCGCTATGCGCTTGTTGACCTCCGAGACCGGAACCATCTCCTCATCTTCGCCATCGGTGTCATCCGTGTCATCCGTGGCATCCGCGTCGGTTGTGGCTCCAGTGTCCTCGTCTACTTCAAGTTCTGCAAGCACAGCGCTTGGCAATGGATCTGTATTCCGCCGCAGGTCCTCGAACTCGTACTCGATCTCCTTGGTGCCTTCTGGCATGTCGTATCTCCTGATTCTAGGCTTAGAGTGACATGCAATCAAACGCTGCTGGGTCATCCAGCACTGCGATGTATTGCGTGTCCGAGATCACGATCCAGAGCGTGTTGTCCCTCGTTCGGAACTTCTCACCCTGGTGCTTCCCGATCATCACCCAGTCGCCCACCTTGAATCCTTCGTCCGTTGACAGCTCCACGCCACCGCGAGTCTTGCTCTTGAAGCAGAGCGGACCCATGGCCCTCACGTTCCCTATGTACGCTGCATACTCCTGGTCCTCTCGATACTCATCCGGGATCGCTATCCCACCTTCACTTAACTCTGGCGGCATCGGCACCTGAAGTGCCGCTCGCCATAGTCCGATCTTCCCTGGCCACTCCTTGGCTACGAACAAATCGACCAGCGAATCCGGCCCGATCTGAATGCTCGATACGTTGTCCTCTGTCATAGGTCGTCCTCGCCTTAGAGTATATCCAGCAATAGAATAATTCCTAGAACAAAACCAATAATCCAAAGTGTTTCTGGAATTACAAAGAAAAATAATACTTGACCAAACTTCTCAGGTTTACAACGTATCGAGCATTCAGATCGGGCCGGATTC